TCCGGCAGGCCATTCATGAGCCCGGCTTCGGAAACCTGCTTGATGGAGCTTTCAGCCCAGTGCCCAGCCGGCACATCCGAGAATTTCGTATTTCCTTTCACGAACGGTTTTTCCTCCTTCACGTCGAGCGGCCACCAGCCCTCGTCGCCAAAAGTGTCGTTGTCGTCGATGTTCACGCCATGCATCGAGAAGTCGTTCTTGCGCTGATACAGGTTGATTCCTTTGACAACCTCGCCTTTGCTCCATGCGTAGGTCTGCCAGTAACGGTCCGCCACTTTGGCAGCCATGCAGGTCTTCATGACGGCCGCGGAGCCGTACACGCCGCCGAGATATCCGGCAGCATTGACAGCCTCCCGGAAACCTCGCACATACGCCTTGACGGTCTCCATCTGGCTGGCCTGAGCGTCGAAGTCAACCGCCGTGTAGATGGCGCTTCCCTTCGGCTGCTGAAGCTCCTTCGCGTAAGCGACGGCGCGCTCACCGTCCGACTTTCCTTTTGCATACCCCTGAAGCACGCTGTTCTTGCCGTCGATCTGCCAAATGGAGATGATCTTCAGGCCGGCGGACTTCAGAATGTTTGCTTCAGACAGTGTCAGCGATTTCCAACTGTTTGGAACCGCGTAACGGCCGATGGCCGTGTACCCGGATTCGACGAACTTCTTCGCTGTTGCGGCGGACGTAATTTTCGTCGCCGTGTCGAACATCTTAGCCAACTTGGTCATCCCCCTCATATCGCGGAACGCCATGCCGGAGAACAGCGCCATGAAGTTCGGTGATTTTTTGGTGGGCACTTGTCAGCAGCGAAGTATTCTTGTTGAGTACGCCCGTGACGAACTTCTGAAATTCGACATCACGTTCAGCTTGCTTTTCGAACACGGCCGCCAGCTTTTCGAAGCTGTCCGTGTTTCGGTTGAGTGCATCAACCGCGCGCTCCTGCGCCGAAGTACTGGCCCGCCATTGATCCATGAGCAGTTGCATGATCTTGTAGCCGATAAATACTATCATGGCGGCGAGACCAACGGCCCCGATTCGCTCGAAGTTGGTCAATTCCGACATCACATGTACCCCTCCTTCCGAAGTGGATCGTTCAGGCTATTTATACCACATGGGATTCGATCTTTGGTATGATAATAGCCTGAACTTCGGAAGATCGAACAAATTAAACGTATACGAGCCGCGCGATAAGTCCTGCCTATTCGGCGGAGCCTGCATCTTCTTCGACCGGTGATTCCTCGACCGGATCAGCGACTGTCGGTGTGTCGCCCCAAACCGCGAAAATGGCGGAGCGGTACGGTTCCGGCACCTCGTCCTGCACCTGCTGGCGACCAGACGCGCTATTTACGTATGCGCGGCGCCACGGCTCACCGATTGGATACTCAACCCCGTTGATTTCGACATGCTGTTGCTTTTTGATGCTCACGCTGTTCGGCGTCAACATGTCCAGCGTATAGCGTTCAATCACACTTGCCATTTCGATTACCTCCAGTTAATCAGGAATAAAGTAAAAGCCTTGTATTTTAAGGCCGCTACTGTCTGCAAAATGCTCATTCGTGATGACGGCATTAGTACCAACGTTCCCAGATGCAAATAAGACAAGTGCCGCGGAATTCCAGAAAATTTGCGCACTTACCCACGCTCCCCCTGAGGGGAGAGTAATCCTTGTAGCATATCCTACAGGCAGTATCACGTCCGGCGCGGTGCTTAGTGGTATAAAAGGAAGCCCACTAATCCGAGCAGTTCCGGTTGCAGTACCTTTTGAACTTAGCTGCATTTCCATCGTCCAATATACCACGTTTCTGATTCGCGTATATCGTCCTTTTCTGTTGCTATAAGTGATGCCACTTGACGAATTACCAAAAGTTAGCTCAGGCGTCCATGTCCCGGTTTCGTAGGGGATTTCGCTTTTCGTCCAGAATGCACTTGCGTGCTGTCCGTCCACGGTGTCGGCATCAAGACCACTTCCGGGACCGTCATTCGATTCATTCCATATTTTTTTCCAGCCTTGCCATGTTCCGTCAACCTTTCTGCGGAAGTAAAATCTGTCGTTGTTGTAATCAATAAACGTTTGGGCTGCGAAGTTGTTGTCTACGGACATCTGGTGATGTATCAAAAATCCATTTGCACCAGACGGCCCGTTGGAATGGCCTGAAAATGCGTAGTAAAACCCGCTTTTTGTGATGTTGTTAAGATCACCCGCATAGTGCACGGTCCCTCGCGCGTTGTCGCCGTAGATAAACCGTTCTGCTTGAATACCGTCCAGCAAATCCGAGTCGAGGCCGCTTCCGGGTCCATCGCTCTCAGATGTCCATACCCATGCCCAATCGCTCCAAGGGCCAGCATTTATTTTTCGCCGCGTCTTTATAGCGTTATAGCCTGTAGTATAAGCAACTTGAAACACCCAGTTATCGGTCCCATTATGAGTATCGCCATTGGAAACCATAGTGTGGATGATCCCATACTGAAACCCCGGCCCGTTTACTGTGCTCGGGTTAAAGTAATAGTACCCCGTCTTGATAGCATTATTTGCATCGTTTCCGGGAATCTCTTTGCCGCTAATTGTCGCATCCACTTCTGCCTTCCGCGCCGCATCATCAGAATCCACAGGCGCCGCGAACTTCGCACGTCCGCTCCCGTCCCGCTGAACAATCGTGTTCGCGGATGCGGATGTGCTTGGTTGTCTGCCGTCCAGCAAATCCGCGTCGAGGCCGCTTCCGGCTCCATCGTTGCCAGAATGCCATGCCGTATTACCGTTTATTTTTACTTCAGTGCCGCGGATATAGGTGGGCAAATCAGGGTCACCGAGCAGTATAAGATTGCTATCGTTAATGGCACCCACGAGTTGAACGTTGCCGTTAGTGTCTCTTACGTATAACCCCTTCCCGTTGGGCAGTACCAAATCAGTGTTGAAAAATCCCCTCTCAGCAGTCACGACTTCTACCCACGGCGCCCATACTCCGTCATTGTATCTCCGAATGAACATTTGGTCAGTATTAGCGTACCGAATCGCAATTTGCGCTCGGTTGCCGGTCAAAGAACCGTAGAAAAACGTCCGAATATGCCAGAACGTTCCCCCGATGGGAGAATTGGCATGATTCGTCAAAATGTAAGCTTTTTGGGTCGTGTTCGGGTCTTCATTATACCCTGCATTTACAGCGGTAGATGCCGCTGACAGAACCGCATCCACTTCCGCCTTCCGCGCCACATCGTCCGCCGCAGACGGTGCCCCTGCTTTCATGCGACCTGCCGGGTCGCGCTGTACGAGCGTATTCGGCGTGGCCGCTGACGTGGCGCCGTGGACGCCGGTGGTGGCGTTGATGTGATTGGTCAGATTCGTTTGTACTGCATCCACTTCCGCCTTCCGCGCCACATCGAACGTAGATTTCAAGGAACACAACTGTCGTAGGTCCTCGTATTCCCATACACCGGCGTTTTCTCCGTGGACCGTACACACAGGCAGGTATCGCTTGCTCTCGTCGGAATCGTCGGTTACGAGGCGAATCTGCCACTGCACGCGGCGCGTTGTCTCGACGCCAAAGTCAGGGTCAAGGATGCCGTTATCCGGCAGGTCTTCGCCGCCGTCCGTGTAGTTGCCGTCTTTTCGGATCGTGTCCTGATACGAAACCTCAGCTTCCGAAACCTCGATATATATGGTACTCTCCGGTTGCACTTGCAAAAGGACAAGCGGGCTCTGTACGCGGTACACGAACCCGTCAATTACGAAAGCGCACGGATCGATTGTGAGCTCGTCGTTTTCATATGTGATGTTCGGAAGCTCGTCGACGAAACCATTCGAAAGAATTGCCTCACCCAGCGCCAAGGTTTGGTGCTGGAGAATTTTCTGCATTTCCGAAAGCTCGGTTTCGAGCACTTTTGACCGCTCTCCCCAGACAACGCGGCTGAAGGCCTTGTCCGGGGAGAACTTATCCTGTCTGTCAAAAGTCGGCATGATCTATCCTCCCTTCGTAAGTCGGTTTAGAACGTTACTTTCCAGACAATCGTAAGTTGCATGGACTCGTCCTTGTTGATGACCGGGAATACTTTATAGTTGAACATCATGCCAGTGCCGATGTTCTCATCCGCATCCCCGCCGAACAGGCCCATTTCGACTAGAG